TCTTTCCGCGTCCGAAAATAAAAAATGACCTGTGCGCGGGTCGAATGACCTTTGCACAAGTCAATAATAAATCTCGCGCGCGCAAAAGTCAAGATTAAATTGTAAAAAACCTGAAAAAACTTTTTAGACCAGGGCGGCCAGGGCGTCGGCGAAGACGTCGTCGGCACAGCGGAAGCCCAGAATCCCGCGCGGGTATGCGTTCAGCCAGTCTTCGACGGCCTGGATCGACTTCGCCGTCACCTTCCCGAAGTCGGTTCCTTTCGGGAACCAGCGCCGGATCATTCCGTTCGTGTTCTCATTGGTCCCTCTCTCATAGGAAGAATAGGGGTGACAGTAAAAGACGGTCGTCCGCTTCCCTTTGTGCAGACAGGACCGTTCCAGTCCCGCGACGTCCGAAAACTCTGTACCGTTATCAACTGTTATCGTTTGAAATACTTTGCTGAACAGTTTCCCGTATCTGCGTTCAAGGCGGTCCAGGGCGGCGACGACGCTTCCGGTGGTCTTGTCCTTCATTTTGACCATGATTTCCTTCCGGGCCTTCCGCTCCGTCAGGACCAGAAGGGTTTCCTTCGTCTTCTTCTTGCCTTCGACACAGTCCATTTCCCAGTGTCCGATCTCTGCGCGGTCGTCGATCTCCGGGGACCTCTTTTCTATGCTCCGGCCGGCCGACGGCCTGGCGGCCGCCTTCTTGACCTTCTTGTATTGGCGCTTCTTCATGCCCTGGCGGGGAAGGTGGGCGGCTTCCAGGGTCAGGAACACGCCCTTCTTGATGTAGGAATACAAGGTCGCTTCACAGATCGTCGTGTCGAACCGGATTCCCTTAACCTTGATTTCGCCCAGGACGGCGGCCGGGGAATAGCCGTCTTCGACGATCCGGCGTTCGATGTACGCGGCCAGGCGGTGATCTTTTCCTATTTTCAGGCCAGGCCCCTTCGCGGCCAGGTTTTCCCGGTATGCGGCTTCGGCTATGTCCGGGCTATACCGTTCTTCTTCGGTCCAGTCCGAATTTCGGTGGATATACCGGCCCCGTTTCAGTTCGTTGTAAATCGTGTTCCGGTGGACGCCGATTTCGTCGGCGATCTCCTGGACCCGCTTCCCGCATTTCAGGAATGATTCGATCCGAAGACGGTCGTTCCAGGACAGGTGTTTGAATCTGCGCTTCTTCATGTTCCTTCCCCCTATAAAGAAAAACAGCCCCCGCCTTTGCCGTATGGCAAGGGTGGGGGCTTTGCTGTGCTGTCAGATCAGATCGCGCGGGTGGACGCCCAGGAAGTCGGCGATCCGAAGCGCCACAGCCAGGGACGCGGTTTCGATTCCCCGTTCCCCGCTGTCGAACTTCTGGATCGTCCGAATGTTGACGCCGGTTCCTTTCGCCAGGGCGGCCTGTGTCAGCCCCCGTTCACAGCGCAAACGTGCGATCGTCGTTTCGCTCTTTGTGCTTCCGGATTTCATTTGAATCGCCGCCTTTCTCTGTTCTGCTTCTATATTACGCCTTTTAGGCCGTAATGTCAAGTAAAAAATAAGGCCCACGGAAGGGCGTTCCGTGGGTCTATTCTTCTTCCGGTTCAAGTAGTTCTTCAATGGGGACTTGAAGGACGGTCGCGAAGGCGCGAAGTTCGTAGTCCATGACCAGCCGGCGGCCGGCTTCGATGTTGCTGATCGCGTCCTGGGCTATGTTCACGCCCAGCGTTTGCATTTTCGCCGCCAGGGTTTCCTGTGAAATGCGCTTCGCCAGGCGCGCCATTCTGACGCGCTCACCGCATATATTCCGCCGTCCGTAGTAGCCAAGATTCTTCATTTTTGTCCCCCTGTTTATGGTCATTCACAATATTCTATTTGAAGTTACCATAAACTATGGTATGATATTATTGGCATGAACCATAATTATCATTCAAGGGGGCTTTTCTATGGTGTGGAAAATCTTTGGTGCTTTATCTCTCGTTCTGGCCGCCGTGGCGGCTCTGGTGTCGGTGACGACCGCGCCGGAATATAAGACGGGGACGGAATGGGTGATCGCCCTTCTTTTTGTCGCCCTGGCGGTATTTCTGTTCTGGCGTGGATCGAAGTCCAGCGCCGGGAAGAAGGCAAAGTGCCAGGGCGGGAACGGGACGTACATGACCGAACAGGACCTTCAACAAATTCAGGGCGGCGTCCTTCCGGCTCTTGTGTCTGTTCCGGTCGTCCTGGGCGAAGACGAAGTCGCACATTTCTTCGCGCCGGCGCGTCGCTATATCACGAAGAAGAAGGCTGTCGGCCGGACTGGTAGCGGCGGCGGGATCAGTGTCCGCGTTGCGAAGGGCGTGTCCGTCCGTTCCGGCGGCGGGGCCAGTCAGACGGTCTATGACGACGTCACGGACGCCTTCGCCGGCCGCGTGATCCTGACGAACAGGCGGATCGTGTTTCTGGCTGAACAGAACGGTTTTGAATGTAAACTGTCGGCGATCTCCGCAATCATGCCGGAAGGTGACGGGCTTATGATACAGGCCGGGGCGAAGAATTATCGCCTGGCCGTGGCGCAACAGGGCTATTTCTCGAAGGCCCTTGATATGGTGGTCAGATAAAGCAAAAAGGCGGACGGGTTTCCCCGTCCGCCTTTCTTATTTCTTCATTCGCTTGTTGATCTCCCGCGTGATCTTGCGGGACACTCTGGCCTGTTGGGTGTCCTTCGTTTTTTTCACGGCGCGTTTCATGGTGAAGTGGCCCCGAACATAGCCACCCTTCGGGCCGACGAACATTCCGCCTTCTGGGTCGTCCCGGTTATAGACGAAGGTGTTTCCTTCCCAGTGGCCGGGGACGAAGTGACTTCGGAATCCGTGTTCAAGGTGACTCGCATATTCAAGCGGATTGTAAAATCGGACGATATAGCGTTTCCCGCTCCGCCTGGCCGTCTTGTCGGACTTCCAGTTCCGGCGGTAGTCGCCGGTGTTGACGATGTCCGGGCTGTCGTTCTTGCAGATCAGGCGCGCCTGGCGGACGGCGTACTGGCCTTCGCCGACGGCGATCTGGGACATGATTTCCGGGACGTCGTCTTTCAGGGCTTCCAGGCCGCCGATCCAGCGGACAAGGTCTTCCTTTTTTACGCTCACAGGATCGTCCCCCTTTCCGCCGGCTCCGGCCGGCTTACACTTTGCGAAGGTTCGCCGCGTTGACGGCGGCCGTGACGGTCGCGCCGACACCGATCACGACGCGGTCGCCGTTGACCTGGATCACGTCGTAGGTTTCATAGTAGGTCTTGAAGGACTTCCCGTCGTAGGTGACGGCGTTCAGGACCTTCACCTTGTCGCCCTTCTTGAAGGACTGCGACGCGGTCCCGGACGGAATCTTGATCTTCTGGCCGACGCGGATTAGGTTCGGGTTCGCGATCCCGTTGTAGGCGGCGATCGCCTGGTAGGTGGTCCCGTATTTTGCCGCGATTGCGGACAGGGTGTCGCCCTTCTTCACGGTGTAGACGGTTTCGCCGCTGCTGGCGGGCGGGGTCACGACGGGCGCGCTTCCGCCGGCGTCGGAATAGTCGACGTATGGAAGGCGGCCGTGTTTCTGCCAGGTTCGGGTATTGTAGCCGGCCTTCTTGCCGATGTTGCCGACGGCCGTGATCTGGACGTCATTTTCGAAGGCCGGGGAACACTCCACGGCCAGGCCGTCGCCGATATAGACGCCGATGTGGCCGGGGACCCACAGGGCTTCGCCGGGGGTCATGCTCCCCCAGTTCCCGGTCGACACGTTCTGGCACTTCTTGATCATGCTGTCGGCTCCGATGTCGGGGACGCCGTTCGAAGCGTAGGACGCGCCGCCGTAGACGTCCGACTTGTCGCCAGACCAGCCCCACAGAATCCCCTTGATCAGACAGACACAGTCAAAACCGAAGGTGTCGGCGCTGGCGGCCTTGATCATAGCGGTCCGGGCCGTCTGTCTGTTGTACTTGTGATTCTGGGTGTACCTGGTCTTATTCGCGGCCGTCATGGGCGCGCCGAAACAGCCCATGACGTACAGGGTTTTGTGATTCTGGGCCGCGTCGATCAGCTTTTCGATAAAGGTTTTACTTTTCATCATTGTCGGTTCCCCCCTTTACAGGCTCGATCACCGGGATTTCCTCGAAGTTGACGACCTTCGTCATATCACACAGGGCGTCGATCAGTTCGCCCAGGGCCGTAACGTCGACGGGATAGTTGATATACTCGGCGGAAGTCTGGACCATAGCCATGACCCACTCCTTCCGGGTCGCCCCGTCGGTGAACTTCGTTTCCGCTTCTTCCATAAGGCTGATCACAAGCCCCAGAAGGGCGGCCCAGTTTTTTTCCTGGGTCGCCTTCTTGACGTACTGGATCAGCTTGTAGGCCAGGGGAATACAGGCGGACAGGCCGGCCAGGATAGCGACGACCACGGAAATAATCTGTTCAGCGTTCATGTTCTTTCCTTCCTTTCGTTACAGTTCTTTTGTGTCATTGTAGATTTCGGGACCGTACTTCTTCCGAAGTTTGATCCGGTTTTCTGCTTTCGCCTTGCTGTAATAGAAGCCGGTCGCGGCCGCCGTTTCGGTGAATACGGCCGGGATCAGATAGGCAAGGGACGACGTGTCGCCGGTTCTCCATACCATGACCAGCGTGAAGGCGGTCACGAAGATCGTGACCGCCCCCACGGTGGAAATGATGATTTTTGAAAACTCGCGCTTCTTCGCGCGTCGCCCGCCGCTCATGCTTTCTTCTCCAGGTCGTCGATCCGGTGATTCGCGACTTTGATTTTTTCTTCAAGGACGGCCTGGGTTTCTTCCAGGCTGTACGTCCGTTCTATCACCGAATTATGCTTGTCGACCTTCTTTTCCAGTTCTTCCAGCCGGTAGGCGATCAGCGCGGAACTTTTCTTGTTGGCAAAATACGAACCGCCCAGGGTCCCCAGAAGGGACAGGACGGCGATCAGAATCCCTTCTGTCACTGGCGTCGATCTCCTTTCTGGGTTACTCCGACACTTCTGTCCAGCCATAGACGCCGGGTTCCCAGACGTTCCCGTCCAGGTCAGAAGTCCAGTGTTTCCCGTTGTGGGCGACCTTGTCGCCGGTGTTGTATGCGTCGTGCGCGCCCAGGGGTTGCGACCATTCCGGCCATTCCTCGCCGGGGTCGCCGATCTTCGACCACAGGGCGGGCGTCAAAGACGGGTTCCAGCCCTCTTGCGAAGTGTGTCCCTGCCCTTTGTTGACGCGGTACAGGTTGCCGTCCAGCGGGTCGCGCCTGATCTGGCCTTCGGTGTAGGCCACGGGGTAGGCCCACGGGCTGAACTGACTGGCGTTTTCGACCGCCGTGACGTCGTCAATCTGGCCGGCTTCCGCCATGACCACGAAGGCGATCGCCGCCGCCCTGGCCGTTTCGGCGGCCGGGTTCTGTTCTGCGCGGGCCTTCGCTTCGGCCATGCTGACGAAGTCACACTGTCCCGGATTGAACATAGCATTTTCCCCCTTTCCTTTACGCGAACCGGACGGTCGCCTGGATCACTTCGATCTCCTGGGTCCCCTTCGTCATGTAGAAGCGATAGGCCAGGCCGTAGGAAGACGACGCGACGGTCGTGTTCGTGAAGGTGTGGACGAACTTCCCGACCTTGCTTGTGATGTCTTCCCAGGCGGGGCTGTCGTCGAACGGGTTGTTCGTGACCTCGACGTGAAGGGTCGCGTCGGCCGGGTGATCCGCCGGGTACAGGGACAGGAAGACCTTTTCGACCTTCGCGTCCGTGGCGATCGCGCGGGACGCGGCGATCCGGGTGACGGTACGGCTGAACGTGATCAGCCGGGTCGCGCTTCCGCCGGCTCCGTCGGTGACGTAGATTTTCAGGACGTGGGACCCGGTCAGAAGCCGAAGCCATACGTCGGACAGGTCCGCCGTGTTCTGGGTCCCGCTCGTGGCCGTGTAGGTCCGAAGGGTGATCGTTTCGGTCCCGTTGGTCACGGTTTCCGTGACGGTCAAGGTCTGGGACGCCGCTTCGCCGTCCGTGACGGTATAGTCGTAGGTGAACGGGTCTGTCTTCGCGCCCAGGTTTTGATCGCTTCCGCTGATCACCGGGTCTGTGTTGTAGGAAATGGGCGTCGCGTTCCCGGTCCGGTATGCGGATTCCGCGCCGTTGGCGTCGACCGCCTTCACGCGGACCTGGTAGTTCGTCCCGCTCGACGGGACCGTGTCGACGATGGACTTCGCGGTCGTGATCCCGATCTGGGTGTAGGCTCCGGAATCGACCCGGCGTTCCCAGACGTAGCTGATCGCGTCGCCTTCGGGGTCGGTGGACCCGCCGGTCGTGATCGTCAAGGACTGGCCGGCGCGCGGGGTCCCGTGGGAAATGGACGACGGGGTCGTGGGCGGCTGATTCCACTGAATGATATAAGCCCCGTCGGTGTCCGTTGTATCGGATACCAGGGTGTCAGGGGCCAGGAACAAAGCCGGGCGAACGCCGAGGGTGCCACGCCAGGCGCTGCCGTAGTTCAGGGAGCCGACGGAGTAGACGTAGCGGACGTAGTACGCGTAGCCGGCGTTCGGGGTGAGAAGCCACCACCACCAGGGCTGTGAAGACGACAGACTGGAAGCCTTGTATTCCGACTTGCTGACCGCT